AAATCCACCATCTGCTGCACCGTTTCAGGCAGTAATTCAGCCACATCTTCCAAAGATTCAACCATAAACACCTCCGCAACTTGTTTTACACAATTCTCACACGGAAATTTTAAAAAGGCGGTATTTTTGAAAAAAAAGATAAAAAAAAATCCCACCGAAGTGGGATGAATTCAACTTAATTTTGTCCTTTCAACTTCAACACCTGAGGCAATAACTGCAACGTCATTTTCCATGCCTTTTCAGATTCATCTGGTGACAATGCTTTACAATCTACATATTCATTACCATAGTCACCAGTATCAGTCTCATTTTGTGCAACAATTAAAGTGATTTTACGTAATGCACAACCTGCAATTGGATTATGATCTTGTCCAAAAGCCCCATCTTTCATTCCGAATGCAACATTTCGTAATGCCTGATAATCACCCTGTAAGGCTTTATTTAGTTCTCCTTTAGCTTTATCTGTCATTGAAAAGGCCGAAACAGAAATTAAGCCACATACCATAGCAATTAATAGCTTTTTCATTATTATTTTCCTCCAATAAAAAAGGCTCCAAAGAGCCTTCAATTTACACCTGATAATTTCATCTTACAATGCTTTTTTATTCCGATCATACACCGCCAACATCTGTACCACCTTTTTCAACTGCCATGGCTGCAACCAATGCACAAAATCCACTTTAAACGAACGTTTCGCAATACCATCAGCATATTCTTTCGGTAAACCATGTTTTGCTAAAAGTGCGGTAATTTTTGCCAAATAAATTTTCTTATCTTCACGTGGTGCCGCACGATTTCCCCAAAAATGACGACTGGATTTAAAACCCTTTTGCACCATAACATTTAACACCTGTTGCAATTCACTTTCCGTCATTTCAGTACAACTTGTTTTCCCCGTTGTACTTACCAATAATTGACGATAGGTTTCATCATCAAGACCTAATTGGCTTTTCCCAATATGGATTCTAGCGATTAAATTTTTACGCAACATAGCCTTTCTCCTGTTCCGCTTTCCAGGCTTTCCAAACCGCAAACTCAGGCATATTTTCCACAAATTGCAACTGCCCAATAGCGGCATAACGTTCAATATATTGAATGGCTGCCATACGTTGTTCCTCTTCTTGCGCCGCAACACTTTGCATTTCAGCTTTGCCTTCATTACGCACCACTGCAAACAACGGTTTCTCCCCTTCATACACTTTCTTCAAATAGTTATGATTCGATAACGCCTGAATATTGCGAGTTTCCCGACGGTTTTTCATCACCGCTTGCACCGTTTCATTCAGCGCATGGGCGAGTAGCGGACTAGGTTGATACATCTCCAGCACATCTTTTATTAATCTCAATGCCCGCCCATTAGATAGCGCCGATCTTTCAGGACGAAACAACCCAATATAACTCACCAATGCACGCGCATTACGGCCACCCAAATTGGAGATTAACCCCAACATCTCACGCCCCGCATCATCTTCCAACAACGCATCCAAATGAATGTCACTGTGGCAAATAGGGCAACGGCATAGTTTCATTATTGTTCCCTCAAACTTGATTTAAAACACATTACTCAGCCCACTTCATCTAACTTATCCCCCTCTTTCGTAAAGAGGAGCTAGGGGAGATTTAATGGGCTGTAAATGGGTTTTAACGTACCAATCTCATTCTCAACCCTGGCAACAAATTCTGCACATTGCCCACATAAACCGCCGCGTGTTGCACTTGCCCTGTGCGCAATGCTCTTAATGCGCGCACTAGTTGTTTTGCTGCTTGCTCTAACTGTTCATCCAACCGCACTTTTTCTTGCTCAGTCATACTTCCTCCACCTCAACCACATCATCAATTTCCGTAATCGTATGCGGTAGTTTATTCACATCACATACATTCAAATCACACAATTCCAACACTTGCTCATTGCTTTCAGCTTCCACAACGGCTTCAACCAAACAATAAAAGCGCGCCACAAACTTAGCCATGATTGACCTCCGGTCTTCTCGCGGGATAACGCACATAATGTGCACAAAACAGGCGACGATTTTCCGCCCATTCTTGATTTTCCCGACGACTAGCCACCGTTGCCGCTTTTTCCCAAGCACTTTCTGCTTGTTTCCATGCGCCAGCGCGTTCCATTTCAGCGGCGTGTTGGCTAAAATCTCGGTAATTTTCCAATTTTTTCATTTTTGCTCCTTTGTTGTTAAAACCTATTATGAATGCCCCTCATCTCATCCACCTCTTTCGTAAAGAGGGGTTAGGGAAGATTTAAAGGGCATTTAAATAAGTTTTATAAATTCTTAAACATCAAATATGCTACCCACGCATATATTGCAAAAATACAAATTACAACCATGCCAGACTCACTCATCTACGCCCCCGCTACATCTAACGCAATCGGCACATACTGATCGCTTTCGCCCACACGCTCATAAAGTCGCACATAAGCCTTACTACTCACCACTTGCACGCTTTCACTAATCGCCTGCATCGCGTTTTGCCAACGTGGATCTTGAATATCAACACGACGTAATCCTAAAATCCGTGAAGTGTTGAGGTTTCCCTCTTTATCTACATTAAACGCACGTTCAATTAACGCTTTTAATTCAGGGCGAGAGCCTTCGCTCCATTCATTCAAGCACTCATCAATCAACACTTTTGCCGCCTGAATACGTTCATCAAATTGCAAATGGTCGTTAATCGCACGTTGGATTTTGTATTTACCGTCGTAGCTATAAAGCGTGATATTGCCTTTACTACCGCCCACTTTTGCATTGTATTTTTCAGCGGAAAGTTCAATAAACGCCTGAATATCGCCGAAAATGCCATCTTTAAAATTGCGCATCTCCTTATTTAAGGACACGCCTTTTTCCACCCATTCACGCACAAGCACATCACGTGCTTTGTCGATGTCTTTCACCAATTCAGCTGGCGTTAAATTTCCTCTTGCATCACGCCAGTATTCTTTCCCTTCAATCATCACCTTCATTTAGAGTTCCTCTTTATCTAACTTAATCACCACAAGTCGCTTACCTTTATCACGTTTACATCGGGCGACTGTTGCCGAACTGTAAATCGTTTTTTCGCTCACATTGAGTTTCTTTGCTAATTCTTCCGCAGTCCCGTCACCCAAATTCTCTTCGCCACGATAGACTGCATAAATTTGCCGACGCGTTGCCATTCCTCCTCCTAGTTCAAATATTTCCGCCAAACCACTCGGATACCTTCCACCGTAAATTGCGCTTCTTGGTATCGCCCCACATCACGCCCCACGTGATACACATAAGCGCGTTGGTCTTTCTCTAGCTTTTCTGTTACTGCATTATTCATCACACGCACCGTCGGTCTTATCTTCTCAAAGTGCACATTAATCACCGTAAGCCCCATTTCATTTAAGCGTCTCACGGCTTTTTCTACTTGTTCTAAATAAGCCAACATCACGGCATTGTTTTTGTTTAATCGTTTGTTTTTTCTTGCTTGCAACATGGTTATCTCCTTAACTAATTAACATTTTGCTGTATTGTTCAATCATCTCTGCGCTGATTTCGGTTTCGTTAATCTCTGCCGAACGCACAACACCTCGCATTAACTTACTTAATCGGCGTGCGTTGCCTTTACAGGCCTTCAATAAAGGGGCGTTAAACTCACTTGTATTAAGTGCACTTTCCGCTAACATGGCTAAATCGTCATCAGGTAGGGCATTACCAAGGTCACAAGCAAATCCCACTCGACTATAAAGCTGTGCCAGTTCGTTATTTTTCCCTTTTAAATTCACCAACAAGCGAGGCATACCCGCTAAAATCACGCCACAATTCGTTAAATCGTGAATGCGTCGGATAAATTCCAAAGAGCGGGTAGAAAGTAACTCGGCTTCATCAATCATTAACAAACGTTCCGCACCATTTACTTTTTCCACAATCCCTGAAAGTACATCGTTGTTTACCCCTCGGCTAGTTGAACTAACATTTTCTGCAATCTTGCGTAGTAACACTTTCGGTGTGCAACTTGGATCAACCTCAATCAAAATGGCTGAACTATGTTCTTTCGCATATTGTTTAAGCATTTGTGTTTTGCCTAAGCCTGCCGCACCGTAAATCACATTAATTTCGCCCTCAGCGTGGGCAAAGTGCATAATTTCCATACCGCGCTTTGCTGTTTGAGTGGGGACAAATGCATTGTTGTATTTCGCTTCAACTACTTTCGCTTTATGGCGTGCTAACAACTCATTCACTTTTTCATCGAGCCACTTGGTATCAGTCGGGTATTTACCGTTTAAATATTGGCTCACTGTTGTAATGGACACATCAAACAAGGTTGCCACTTGTTTTTGGCTCATCTTGTGCGCATCCATAAACGCTTTTAATTCTTGTGCTTTCATTGCTGCTCTCCTTATTCATTCACTAACTTTTTTCTTTGTTCCCACGCTTCTTTGTCCGCTTTGGTTAAGAAAATTGGGGTAGCTTCCTGTTTGGCTTTCGGTTTTGTGCGTAAGAGTTCAAAACCTTGCTGATGCTCAATCGTAATAACAGGATTAAGCTCTGCATTGATTTCATCCACTTGTTCCATTTTGAGTTTCAAGCGACGTTGATGACGCGCTTTACGTTGCTGTTCAACAAAGGCAACCGGGAAGGCATCACGTTTATTTCCATTCAATTCGGCATAACACACAAAAGTGCCGTCTTTCTTTCTTACAATCACTTGACTTGGATCGTGAATATCAAAAGATACTTGAACTTTAATACCTTCCACATCAAGTAACTTGGTATTGAAATATTTATTATTAAACAATCTCACAACGCCACGCTCTGGGGTTCTTAATACGCTAGGTCTAAATAGATCCCTAGACTCTACTTTAGTGATAAACACTAAATCTTCCTCCTTCATCTTCGCCATTAATTGGAGACGTTTTGCTGCTGGAGTCATTCCAATTTCACGATGGACATGTTCATTGTTGTACCAATCAATTTGTTCTTGTACGGCTTCTAAAAACTCATTCCAACTTGGCAATTTCCCTTTTGCCCATTCTTGTTTCGGTGTAAATTCAGCATTGCCTTTTCGTTTTGCCTTATCTAACGAAATCACTGCAGTACTAACCTTTCTAACAGTCTCTCTATCAGCTCCTCTGCCGTGATAAGTTAAAAATTTACGTGCAACAGGATATAAAATCGTTTGGTGAACCCGCTCAATAATCCCACGCCCTTGTGGATTGCCTGGAATCCCTGTTTGGTGATTAATCCCCAAACGTGGCAACATCCCCGTAATATCCCCATCAAGCATCCAGTTTTTCTCACCACCGCCATTATCGGCGTAATAAATCGCG